ACATGATGAAAAATGCAGGACTGGGTGGTGCAGAACCAGTAGGTGCTAAAATGCTTTCACCACGCATGGACATGGAACGTTTGTCAGCAATGATGGGCGAACCAGCAGACGGTTTAGATGATCGTAAAATGGATCTTCCTGCTCCAGAAGAAGCAGATATGGAAGAAGTTGAAGACGAAATTGAAGTAGAAGGCGACTATGCTAACGAGCCAGACGCACAATACGGTGACATGAGTGACGCTATTCCAGACGGCAACGACTTAAACCGCAAGAAGAAAGCATATGCTGCTACACAAGACGGTGACAATCCAATGGCTGTTGAAGCAATTAAGGCAACACTAATGGCAGCGTTACAAGAAAAGAAAAAGCCAGACACAAACAAGAATGGCATTCCAGATTATGCGGAAGATGGCAAAGGCAAGAATGACCTAGCAAAAGGCAGCAAGCCTAAAAAAGGTGAAGTACCTCCGCAATTTAAGAAAAAATAATCTACGGTGGGGTTACACCAAATAGGACCTTCGGGTCCTATTTTTTTGAGTAAATAACAGTATGGCAGCATCATTAGACGGCGTCTTAATTAAGAAGGCCAATAAACAAGAAACATATACAAACGAGCAAGTTGAAGACTTGATGAAGTGCATGGATCCAGACGAAGGATACTTGTATTTTGCTCGCAAGTTTGCATACATTCAACACCCTGTTAAAGGCAAGTTGTTGTTTGATCCATTTGAGTATCAGCTACGCTTGATGCATAGTTATCATAACTATCGCTTTAATATTAATATGATGCCACGACAAACAGGCAAGACTACGTGCGCTAGTATCTATCTAGCATGGTATGCAATGTTTAACCCAGACCAAACTATTCTTGTAGCAGCACACAAATACACAGGTGCGCAAGAAATTATGTCACGCATACGTTTTGTTTATGAAACGTGTCCAGATCATATTAGAGCAGGTGTTACAAGCTACAACAAACAATCAATCGAATTTGAAAACGGTTCACGTATTGTAGCACAGACTACAACAGGCAACACAGGACGTGGTATGAGTATCTCGCTGCTATACTGTGACGAGTTTGCATTTGTGCAACCCAATATTGCTGAAGAGTTCTGGACATCAATATCACCTACACTTGCAACAGGTGGTCGTGCTATTATTACTAGTACACCCAACAGTGACGAAGATACTTTTGCTACTATTTGGAAGCAAGCAGAAGACAAGTTTGATGCACATGGTAATGAGCAAGAATTAGGCTCAAATGGATTTCACAGTTTTGTTGCACAATGGGACGAACATCCTGATCGTGACGAAGCATGGAAAGTAGAAGAAGTTGGACGTATTGGTGAAGAAAAGTTCCGTCGTGAATACGGTTGTGAATTCCTAGTATTTGACGAAACACTAATCAACAGTTTAAAATTAGCAGTAATGGAAGGTGCTTCGCCTATACTTAATATGGGTCAAACACGTTGGTATAAAAAGCCAAGTCCGCAATACACATATGCAGTGGCACTAGATCCTAGTATGGGCACTGGCGGAGACAATGCTGCAATACAAGTATTTGAGTTACCTAGTTATACCCAAGTAGCAGAATGGCAGCATAATCAAACTGCTATACCAGGTCAAGTTAGAGTACTTGCAGACATATGCAAATACTTACAACAAGAAACTAATAACACAAACGGTATATATTGGAGTGTTGAAAACAACGGTATCGGAGAAGCCTGTCTACTAGTCATCAACGACTTTGGAGAAGAAAACATTCCAGGCTTGTTTGTCAGCGAGCCAATGCGTAAAGGACACGTAAGAAAGTTCCGTAAAGGATTTAACACTACACACGGCACAAAAATTACAGCGTGTAGTAGATTAAAGACTATGGTCGAAAATGATAAAATGACTATACACAGTAAGCCATTAATAAGTGAATTAAAAGGGTTTGTTGCAACAGGATCTAGTTATCAAGCTAAATCTGGCATGGGAGACGACTTGGTAAGTGCTACACTGTTAGCACTAAGAATGATGGCTGTACTCAAAGATTGGGATCCTAGAATCTATAATACCTTTACACAAGCTGAAGATCAAGAAGATTACGAAGCGCCTATGCCTATCTTTATAAGCAGTAACTTTTAATTAAGCGGATAAATACATTATGCAAGAATTTGACAAAATAGGCGAAGACCTTTTTAACAAAATTAGAGGTAGATTTCCAGAAGTTACTATAGGTGACAAAGCAGGAACAGTTACTAACGAGCCAACTATGGCACGTTTCTTTGATTTTGACTATAATGGGCTAGGCAAAGTAAGTGTTGCTATTGATGAAGATGAAGGTCTAACTATTATATACAGCAAAGACTTTATGGAAGATCAAGACGAAATGACGCAAGATGCGTGGTATGACTTCTTAAAAGAACTGCGTATCTTTAGCAAAAAGCGTATGTTAGATTACAGCGTAAGAGATATTACTAAGTCAAATTTAAATAAAAGAGATTATAAATTCTTAGCGAAAACCCCTGAGGACGGACAAATGACAGAATCAAAACTATACGGCACAAGTAAAATTAGTTACCAAAAAGTAGGCGAAGCACGTATTGTAATTCAACATACTGAAAGTATTAACCAAGAAAGTGCAACAGGACGCACACAAAAAATTGGTAAAATTTATATTGAAAGTGCAGATGGTGAAAGATTCCGTTACCCATTCAAACATCTAAGCGGTGCCAGAGCAATGGCACGTCACGTAGCAGAAGGCGGGAATACATATGATGATTTCGGTAAGCACATTGTAGGCTTATCAGAAGAAATGGGAAAACTACGCAAGTTTAAAAACTATATGGGACGTAGTGCTGTAATGGCAGAAAGTCTAGCAGGTTATGTAGACGTTGTTAAAGAGCGCATTGCTACAGTTAAGAAAACAATTGAAAGTCTTCAAAAGCCAGCATACTATGCAGAAACATTTGCAGCATTTGAAACACCTATGTTTGAAGATGTACCAAGTGATGTTGCAGAGAATTGGATCGACCAACTAACTATTAAACAGTTTAACGAAGAACTAGCAGATGTATTTCCTTACATTTACAAGCTAGTAGGCGAAGCAACTCGAGCAAAATCATTAGGCCCAGACGATTTAGTAGACGAAGGCGAGCGTCACGGCAATAGTAAGATTTATGACAAGTGTCGCGACGGTTGGCGCAAAAAACCAGGCGCAACAAGAGGATCTAAAGGCTCTTGCATTCCAGAAGAAATTGAACTAGAGCAGGGCTTTGAAGAAATGATGGGCCAGTTTGGTGAAGAACGTACAGACGAATTTCTCCCAGCATTAGCTATTCCTGCATTAATAACTGCGGCAAGAATAGCAGCACCAAAACTTATACAGATGGGCGCAAAGATTCTTACTAAAGGTGCGCAAGGTGCAGGCGCAGTTGCCAAAGGCGCAGGCAAAGTAGCAGCTAAAAATCCAGGAACTACAGCAGCAGTAGGCGGCGGCGCATATGTTGGTAAAAAAGCAGGCGATGCTATTGACGCAGTAGGCGACATGGCTGGAGACCTTGCAACATCAGCAAGTGATTTAATTGCAAAAGCCGAAGGCGGAGTTGAAGCTATTCAAGGTGAGATTTCAGCATTTTTAGGTGGCGATGCAGTTAAACAAGTTGCAGCAATGGCATCTAAATATGCACTACCTGCACTAGCAGTAGTTGCATTATTATATGGCGGCAAAAAAGTAATTGACATGCTTAAAAGCAAAGATGATGATCAAATGCAAACTGCTTCTATGGAAGAGGACGATCTTGAAGAAGCATACATCAAGACATCAAAAGATGCAAGTGATGCACTAGGTGTGTTGCGTGGTAAAGGCAAAAAGATCGAAACAGGCGATGACGAGTACGACGGCAACTTAGCAAACGAATATGCAAGCGATGTATGGGATGTGTATTCTTGGATTGAAGCAAGAACAAACGGATTTCAAGGTATAGATCCAAAGTTCCAAGCAGCAATTGATGCAATGATGGAGTTGCGTAAAGAAGCAAAGAAATTAGAAACTCAACCAGGCTCAGGTAAGAACGGTAAGTTTGGTAATCAAATAGTAAACACATTATATCCTGTAATGCAGTATATAGATGCACACGACTTTGATAAAAAAGAAGACGACGGCACTGAAGAGCCAGAAGAGCAAAAGACACCATTAGGCGAGTTTATTTTAAGCTACTTTGATAGAGAAACAGGCGTATTTCCAAAAGGCGAAACCGCTGTATTAACCATGATAGAAAAAGATTACGGCGAGCAGTTCATAGAACCTGCTAAGGCGTTTATCGAACAAATAGGCGCAAAGTTTGAAGAGTTCCAGATGCGTAACCAACCACAACAAATGGAAGCAAGCGGACCATGTCATCATTGTTCGGGATCAGGCCATGAAATGGGTAACCCAGGAAAAGCATGCCTAGACTGCGGTGGCACAGGAAAAAGTGCAGAAAAAAATGAAGATGCCGTTGACGAAAACTTTACACAGGCAGCAGCGGCAGCAGCAAGAGCACACAAAACAGAATTTGAATATCCTAAAGGATCAGGCAAAATGCACCTTGTAAAAATGGACAAAGGCACTGCACACGAAATAAATGACGATTTTGACAGAATGAGAGAGTTAGCAGGTTTACGTTAATCTGCTAACGCTCATAAGTTTTTATGTTTTTTCTTTCAAAAAAGACTTGACTAACGTTGTAGACGGTGTTATTATTAATACTGTGCTATAACATATAAAGGCACAGAGCAACATAGGTTGTTCTACACATAGGCATAACATTTAGGAGAAAAGGCACTATGGCATCATTAGCAGAAATCCGAGCAAAGCTCAAAGAACAAGAAGCCCGCGCAGGCGGCAACCAAGGACCAAGCGGTCCAAACCCAATTTACCCATTTTGGAATATTAAAGAAGGCGAAAGCGCAACTTTCCGTTTCCTTCCTGACGGTAATGCAGACAACACTTTCTTCTGGGCAGAACGTTTGATGATCAAACTTCCGTTCGCAGGAGTTAAAGGCGAAACTGATTCGCGTCCAGTACAAGTACAAGTTCCGTGTATGGAAATGTATGGCGAAAGCTGTAATATCCTACAAGAAGTACGTGGCTGGTTTAAAGATCCATCGTTGGAAGACATGGGTCGTAAGTATTGGAAAAAGCGTTCATACGTATTCCAAGGCTTTGTAACTGACAATCCATTGACTACAGATGAAGCACCAGAGAATCCAATTAGACGCTTTATTATTGGTCCACAAATCTTCCAGATCATTAAGGCAGCATTGATGGATCCAGACATGGAAGAATTGCCAACAGATTATACTGCTGGT